AATGTTAGAGTTTATCAATAAATAATCCACTTTTTTTGACAAATCCTGTAATATATTTTCTGGAACAGGATTAGGAGAAGATTCTGCCAGCAAAATGATCGAATCAGGAACTTTAGTTCTGACCGATTCAATAGTCTCTAGTGTTTGTTCATATCTTTTGTCTAGCGGTATGACACTTCGAAAGGAATTGATGGCTGAAGTTACAATGAACAAGTTGCTCATTATTTGTACCAATACCAGACATCACATTCTGTTTCCAGAATCTCTTTACCGACTGAGGAAGCAAATTCTTTCACGGCTTTGTTCACACCAGGAATAACTCTGAAATCATGACCTGAGAATACGCCTCCAGGCTTAACCTTGGAATAATAGTTAAAACAGTCAATCAGAACTTGTTCATATGTGTGTAATCCATCGATGAATAACAGGTCTAGGGAGTTGTCCTCGAACTCACCGTGAACATTATCAGAATAGTCTCTAATCATTTCAAACCGGTCACCATAAGGAGCCAACCGGCGCATAGTTTTTTCATAAAACTCTTGACGATCATTCAGGTAGTTACCATTCCAATCCAAATAGTTTGCGTATGGGTCGATAGAGACAATCTTCAAACCTGGATTACACTGTAGTAGCCATTCTGTTGTGTCACCCTCGGAACATCCAATTTCAACAACAAAAGGTTCGTTCATAGTTTTAACAAGTTCACCTAAACCATGGCCTGAACTCTTTTTCATGCCGTAAAATTGTTGCGTGGCGGTGTTAAATGTAATAGTATCGCTCATAGTTTCTCCGCATTATTGAAGTTTTTAAAAATGACAAAAGGATCAAGTCCTAGCTGGTGATCCGGTATTCTGTGTTGCTCAAATAGATCAGGATTTTCTGTAGCACAAATCAACATCATAGTTTGGTCATCATCCATTAGTCCGTTCATGTACAACAAATCAAAAGAATTAAACATCTTACTTTCCATGACTGGCCATAGTTTCTTATGTGCTACAATTTTTGCACCTAAGATATGAACATCGTTTGTGGATATAATTTGTTGTAGTGTTATTTTTGGATTCAAATCTTTGTAAGCAAACAAATGAATCTTAGTTGCATCAAAATCATAAGACCAAGTAAGACTTTTTGGAAGTGTATTTTCATCCCTACAGTAACCAAAGTCCAACCATGCAACCAAATCGTTAGTAACCAAACCTTGATTGATTGCCAAATTAACAAAGTGTGATTTTAAGAGATTCACTAAAACATATTTTTGGCTCCAATATTCGGGGTTTCTTACTTGACTCGGATGAATCATTTGTTTGTAAGATACACCTTCTTGGATAGTAATGATTTTACTGAGGTGTGTTGAAAAGGCATTGAAAGGATCATATTCGACAATTTTAACCTTATCACTAATTTCTTTTAGTCTTTTACCAATGTCTGGCGTTGTCACTACAACAATTTCATTATCTAGTTTAGTTAGATGTGTAAATCTTTCAATGTAGGTGTCTGTAGTTCTTTGTAGATAGTGTGGAAGGCCTTTATCTGGTGTCCAATCACCACGGCCAATGTCATAAAATGCAGTCACAATGGTAATATTACCCATATCAATATCCCGATCTTGTCTTAATCAATTTTTCAATTTCTTTATCGCCTTTTTGTTCTTTCCTTGGAACAAACAATGCTTTCTGTCTCTTGTTATCTAGGTCTTCTGTTGGAATGAGATAATATAGTGCGAGACTCTTTCTGTACTGGCCTTCAGGACAAAAGATACCCTCAGTCACACCATGCCAAGAGTTTTGTGTCGTATCAAATAAAACTGCTCTATTGAAGATTGGAATAATTGAAGATCCTAGTTCTTTAGGTTGATTCGTTTCTTCATCATGCGACCAAAGACCTAAGTTGCCACCCCAAGATGCCTGCCATTCAGGGTTCAAATAAATGATGATGTTTAATTTACGTTTCATGTCCATCTTTGGGTGAACATCATAATCCAAGTGTACATTCAAATAGTCACCAGATTGATGTAAATGCATACCACCACCATGAAGACCAAAGTCTGCAACCAAATCAGGTTGATTAGTTATGTATCTCAAAAGACTCGTGAATTCTTGGTCAACCAAAGCTGACATTGCTTTGTAAACATTCTTAGAGAATTTGGTCCAGTTTTGTACTGTTCTTTTCTTCTCAATAGCATTGTCATACTTTGCATCCACTTCGGCGTCATAACCAGGAATTTCTTGGGCAATGGCCTGTGCAAATTCTTCTTTGAAAAAATTATCGATTACAACATGGTGAAATGGTTTGGCAGACTCAAATTTAAATCTGAGATAATCCCAATCAAAATCATTAATCATTTTCATACGTCTGTCCTAAAAGTGATGACATCTTCTACCTTATATTTGTCTTTGTAGAATTTCGACATCACAGGATCTCGGTCATACTGGTGGACAATACAGAAAAGTTCATCGGTTGTTCCATCTCGCACCACACCATCTTCAAACACCGGAACAGGTTGAAGAATGAAAGACTTGAAATGTTCCTTTTCATCGGGTTTGTGGGTGATATGTAAGTTGCACGACCAACCATCAGACAGGCCGACAAATTTGGTTTTGTCTTTGTATGGTTGCCAGTTTAGTAGAATGTTGTATGCGGCTTGGTCAGCAACCCAATCTGGACGATTAGCAGATAATTGATATAACATGCCACACAAATCTTTGATGTATGTGGATGTACCTGCAAGTGTTCCTACATTATAAACATCTTGGTCTTGTACACCTTCATAGAAGTAACCACCAAAAGCATTGATGATGTTTTGTCTGTTCCAGTGTTCGTTTTTGATTTTGATAGACTCAGACACGGCAATCATCTCGTTATCACCGATGTTTTTTTCGATCCATTCACTTGGGTCTTTTTGAAAGATCACATCACGCACATCAGTTGTGATTACATATCGATAATTGATTCCTTGTGCTTGAAGGAAGTTATAGATGTGTAAGAATCTCTCCATGTGAAAGCCCATACGAGCTTGACTTGGCGCACTGATTACGGTGAAACCGGCTTGTGCTATTTTATCGTTGGTCTCTTTTGAAGAACCAATAGAGACAATTACTTTGTCACCTTTGAAACCACATTCATTGATTGATTGAATCCAAGGTTTGATTGTTTCAAAGTTATAGTTCTTAAACGCACCAATTATTAGGTCTTTTTCCATGGCAAACTTCCATTATATTTTTGTTTCATCACTTCATTACCTTTAAGAAAGAAATCTGCTTGTACAGATATTCCTGTGTTGCCGGCTCTATAGTTAAGAGTATATAGGCCATTAGTCTGGTGTGTCAAGTTATTTTGTCTCAACACCGCAGTCAAGTATCTATCCACTTCAGGAACACCTGGTTCTCTTGCTTTACGATACCAAATTGGACTTGTTTGTAATGCAATACCTCTTGGTAAAAAGAAACAACCAACATCAACAAAATAATCTTGTTCACTTAGTACTGATGGCCATTTACCGAGACTTTCACAGTCATCATTACATACGTATTTGCCATCCGAATCAACAATTTTGCGTAAGGAATAAGCCCATGCAAATTTGTTGTTGATAACCTTCATCAAAGATTCTACATGCTCAGGATCAAACCAGTTGTCCTCATCTAAGAAGCAAACATATTCACCTCGTGCAAGGTAAATTGAAGCACCATAGATTCTGTGACCGTTAAAACGATCCTTGCCTGTAGAATATGGTAGTTTAATGACATCTAGATGTGGATAATCCTGTAGTATAGGAGTTGCTCTAGGATGTTCTCCGTCAACGACAACTAAATGCTGAATATTGTCGTATGTTTGGTCTTTGACGCTTTGAATAGCTTGACGGAGATAATGGGCACCGGTAGTCGGTGTAATGACTGTCACTAATGGGTTCATAATAAATTCCTAATTTTATTTTGGTGGTAACTTTATTGTGCCTTTTCTTTTCTCTACATATTTTGGCCAAACGGATGCTCTTGAATTTGGAACAGGAGCACCACGATCCGATCTATATTGTGCAGTGAAAGTTGGCTCATAATCACCTTTTAGCATATCTCCATTCTCATGTGTATGGTTTGATTCTAAGGTGTAATAAGAACCTTTTTTTACAACCTTTACAGGTCCTTGCAATAATAGAGTTACATTATTTCTTCCGTATTTTGGTGCACCCGGTTTAAAGTCGTCACCATACACAGATTTACCTTTCAATACTGGATCCTTCATGTCTTTAACAACATTCGATCCCCTTTCCAATCCTTCTGGGAAATTCTGTTCTAGTTGGTTAATGAATGTTTTCGTTTCTTTGTGTGCATTGACTTGCGGCACATTTTTTGATATTCCACCCCATTGTTGGAAATCTTTGGCTGTATTGCCGTCTTTATGTGACATCCATACTATTTCTTCACCGTTCTCATCCAAAAAATGAAAATCTGATTTTGGTGTTCCTGGTGTTTTTTGTATATCAAATACCTTATAAACTTTATTCTTTATTTTTATGGGAACAGTACTTTCTTTTGTTTTTTTTCTTATCTCACTCAATTGGTTTCTAATTGATAAAATTTCTTTTTCTTCGATATGTGTTGTGCTTTGTTTTTTATCAGCAAGTCCGCCAAATTCAGAAGTTTTTGCTAAATCTTTTAAAAAAACATATTTCCCTGTATTCGTTAAGAATGTTATATTGTCCCAAGCAATTTTCCTTTTTAGGTGTTTTAAAACACCTTCTTCAAGAATTAATTTTACTTTTTTATTTCCAACGACTAAGGTAAAATCTTCACGATTTTCATACATTTCTATGAATTTATCTAAACGCCATTCACGACCAGGTTTTTTTAATTCCCTAAAAGATAAATTTGAGGCCATTATTATCTCCATCATTCTTTGATGGAGATATTTATCACACCTTGAAGCCGTCAAAACCTTTCTTCTTAGGTGCTTCTCTGTTTCCAAATGTGTTAATGGGTTTATCTTGACCTGCATCAGATAATCCATCTTGACCGGATTGGTCCACATCATACAATTTCATCTTTGCACGGTCAACACCAATAGTGAATCGTTTGTAATAAGAAGGATCATTATAACGATTCTTCAGTTGCTTGACCATAATCTGACCAAGTTCTTCCAATTCTTCACTTGTGATGAGTGCAAACATCAAGTCAGCGGTTGCTGGCAAACCAAAAGATTCACTTGTATCTTCGAGTCCTGGATCAGAAGAGGTATATCCGCTTCTGGTTGTTTGAGTTGCGGATACGATTGGTACTCCAAATTCAACGGCAAGACCACGCAGTTCCTCTGCAATAGATTTGACATATGTGTATGAATTAACGTTACCTCCTGTTTTAATTCTACTACTACAGCAGATATTAAGATAGTCGATAAAAATAATATCAGGAACAAAAGATTTCTTAAGGTTGAGTTCATTCAATAATGCTCTAAAGTGAGTAGCTGAAGCCGATGCGGTTGGATATTCTTTGATGATTAGTTTGCCGGTTGTTTTTGATTTGACCTTTTCAACTTTCTTATCGTACATATCCTTTGGCAAGGCCATCAGATCATCCAATGCAACATTAAGCAAGTTTGCATCAATACGTTCGGCAATCTTTTCTTCAGCCATCTCCATCGTGATATAAAGAACATTGCGACCTTGAGACATTGCACCAGCAGCCACATGACACATGAAAAGAGATTTACCAACACCTGTGCCAGCGAGAGCAATATTAAGAGTTTTAGCTGGAAGGCCACCTTTAGTAATCTTGTTGAAGAACTCCAAATCGAATGGAATTCGTTCTTCTTTTCTGTGGTAGAATTCATATCGTTCATCACTGTTCTCCAAATAATCATGACCAATTGAGGTATCAAAAGTTACGGCTAAAGCATCCGAGAGAATTTTCGGAATCTGACCTTTGTCATGGGTCTTGTCTTTGCCATCGAGTATTGAAATAGAACCCAATACGGCATTGTAAATGGCCTTCTCCTGACAAAACTTTTCAGTCTTATCGGTGAGCCACTGAATTTGGGTTGTTTCTCGGTTAGAACTTTCAATTTCTTTAAGATAAGTTTCCGACTTCTCCACTTCGTCATCTGTGAGATTACGCCTTTCTTTGACGGCCAATTCAATCGCCTCAATTGATGGTGTAGTATTGTAAGTTTCTGTGAAGGACTTAATCTCATCATAAATCAACCGTTCTGTTCTATCTGTAAAATATTCACTCTTTAGGAAAGGAAGAACCTTTCTCAGGTATTCATCTGAGTAAATCAGGTTCTTCAGTATCGTCTGTTCTAGTTTCATCTATAATATCCTCATCAAGGTTGGTAGTCATCAGTTCTACCAACATATCACCTGCAAATTGTTTAAAGTCGGCATCAGTCATAAGTTTTTTAGACTTAATATCTGGCGATTCTAACACATCATAAGCGAAATGTAAATGGGGGCCATCAACTTCTTCCGTTATTTTAACTTTGCCATATTTGAACACCACATCTTTATATCTACCACTCAGTAGTTTGATGTGGGTTATAGTTGCATCATCTTTAGGATAGATGAAGCAGTAATCGATTCCCTCAATCATTCTTCTTCCTGCATGATTGCGCCAGTTGCAATGGCATACTTGTCCGATACGTATTGTTGGAACGTTTCATCTTCAACAATAGAAGTCCAAAACTCTTTGGTGTCAGTATCTTTGATGCGATACTTTTTCTCATCTACTTCACCAGTAGTTTTGTCCACTTTAGAATACCATCCATTTGATGGTTTGATAACGTGTCCAGATTCAAGGGCAATGTCAAGTAAGCCAGACCACTTACTAATGCCACCGTCAAAAGATACAGAGACAGGTATTTTAGATTTCTCTTTAACATAACGAGACTTTTCTACGTTGATAATAAAATTGTAACCGACAATCTCGGTGCCTTCTTTTTCTTGCTGGCGACCCAAGATGAAAATGTTGTCAGCAGAGTAATATGAACCTGTACCGCCACCAACAATATCTTTAGGGAACATGCCAATTTCTTTGTATGTGTGATTCACAACAATCATTGGAATATCTTTCAACGACAAGTGTGGTGTTACCATACGGAACAAACTCTTGACTTGTTTTGCTCGTGACATATCGGCCACAGACTTCTCAGATAAAGCATCTTCAACTTCTTTCTTAGATGCCAAGTTACCGATAGAATCAATGACAATGATGAGGTGTTCACCACGTTCCAATCCGGTCAGTTGTTTCATCACATCAAACTTTAATTGTTCAATATCAGTGAGAGGAGTATGTAAAACTCTATCAGTATCGATACCGAAACTATCAAAGTAAGACTGAGGCGTTCCAAATTCGCTGTCGTAAAAAAGTAATGCGGCGTCTTCATATTTGTCCAGGTAAGATTTGGCCATCAATAAAGAAAATGCTGTCTTAAAGTGTTTTGATGGACCGGCCCACATTGTAAGACCTGGAGTTAGACCACCATCAAGTTTACCTGAGAG